CTTTAGAAAGTTTCTGAAAAATTATCTTTTTTCCGCGAACCAAAGTGTTTTTATCATCAGATAGTTCAATATTTTCAAGTCGAATTACTGGAATTAAAGCTTTATATATTGGTGACAAACCGTACTTTCTTTTAAAGTTGTTTGTTCTAATAATTCCAGAATTATTAATATCTAGTTTTGCATATTTTTCGTTATTCTTATAACCCTCGTAAACCTCTTTAGGATATGCTTTTCGAATCTCTTCGTCCATATCGGTAAAAAACAGTGGAGAATTTTTCCTGTTTTTTTGATATATTTTTTGTAAACGATTTTTCAATTCTGCAATATTTAATAACAAATAAGGATCGCCATTAACTGTATAATCTGATACTTCTATAATCCCTAGCGGATAGTAATCTACTTGATATTGATTTTGATCTTTCTTTAGATAAATTGGATAGTTACCTTCTAAGTATGCCATAGGAATAGAATCAACAATAAGTTGCTCTAAATTAATAGATTCATTAAATTCATTAATGATTTCATCAACTTTTTTATAAATCTCTTTATCTTGTTCATTATAATTTGGATAGGAAAGAGTATAGTCGGCATTCACGTTTGATTCGATAGCTGAATAAACCATTCCTAATATATCGTTTTTATTTACATAATATCTTACAATATTATTTATTTTTATTATCTTATTTAAATCACTTTGAGCACCAAGAGCTAATTTCTCAATAGAATCTATGTCAGCATTCCCAATAGATGTATTTTCATTAAAGTAGGTAGAAAACATCTCTTTATCTTTATAATTGTCTTTATAGTTTTTAATTGCACTTTGCAATGCATCTATTGCTAATTCATTTGATGTTATTAAAAATGTTTCTTGATCTACCTTGCTTACTTCAGACAATCAATTCACCTCCCTTTCTTATAAGCGAATTTCTAATGATGAAACGTAACTTGGAATTGTATTTAAATCAATTTTTTCTCGTTCCTTATTTACAATTGTACTCCTACGTAATTGTTGCAAATGCCATGCAAGCATCGCTACGCAATATGCCCGGTCGTCGTTCATTTTAGTTTCTTTATCAGGCGGAAGTGCATAACGATAGTTACCATTACCACTATCAAAGCGATATATATTTACGATTTCTTCTTTTGCTAGATCTATATTTTTAAGCGCTAATTCTTCATCCCATGATAATTTATATATTTTTTGCTCAGATTGTACATTTTTCTTTTTCTTATCATCGTCTTCATATTCAATTTCTTTATCTTCAAAAAGTGTAATATGACCTTTCATATCATACTCTGCTGTAAATGAAATAAGATCGAGATTCATCATCTCGACCAATGCATCAAACAATTGAGTTCTGTATTTTTTAGGATTTACAAGCTTTATTTTATCAATTGCATTTGGAAATTCAATTTTGTCGATTAAACCACGATGATTTTGACCTTTATTATCTTTCCAGTCTTCCATAAAGTAATCCGCAATATTTACTCCGGCACCACCTGCACCGCTATCAATAAGTAAAGCACTTATATTTTCATAATCAGCAAATCCTAAACCATTATAATCAAGAAGCATTTGCTTAACTGCTGCTACTTGTTCAGGTGTACGCATGGGGGTCTTTTTCTTTTTGGCAACGTCAACAAATGACACACCATTACATATACGCATTTTATAACCAACTTGCTCATCATAATATATTTCTCCAACCATACATACAGAATTGTCATAAGATCGAGCAGGGTCATATGCAATAGCAAATAATCCACCATGATTGTTATAGAGAATCGGAGGACGAACTTCACTATTTCTAATAATGGTTGCACGTTTTATAGCTTGATTATCTCCACCTTCTGTAGAGAATTTATTGTAATATTCGCGTAACGCTTTTTCTTTATTTTTCTTCATTGCATCATCAATAACTTCTTGACGAAGAAGCGGAACAGGATATGGTTTGCCGTGTACAGTTGGATTTAATACGATTTCGGCATTAATATCTGCTACAAAATATCTTTTATCCCCAATAATCATTTTCTTTGAATAATCTTTATATACACGATAGAAATATGTATCTGTGCTAGATGCAGATGATGCAAAAATTGCTTGGTTTGGTATTTGTTTAGGTAATGTATCTAGATCAATATCTCCACCTAATTTAAAGTTGCTATCTTGTGTAATAAAAGGCATTGATGTTTCAAATAACTCATCAGGTGCAAATCCAGCTTCATCATAGAAATTTAGATTCGAACGTTTGGATCTGTTGTTATCAAAAGCACCATTTAGTGAATTTACAACAGACCCATTGTATAATTTATATTGAAATGAAGCTGGATTATGCGTAAAACCGTCAGTATTCGCCACAGATTTAACCGTTTCGTTATAAAACACATCGGTTAATCCAGTAAAAGATGATATTTCACGTTTAGCTATTTTTTCTATTTTCATAAATGTTTCTTGTGCTTGGCTACCTACGCCAGATAATATGTAAATTTGCATATTAGGAAATAGATTTGATTTTGACATGATAAAAGGTGCACCCATCGTAGTTTTTCCAGACCCACGAGATTGACACCATACATTAAAAGGGGTTACCCAACTTTTCATAAACACATAAGCCTGATTGTCAAGAAAGTCTATACCATAGAACCTACGACAATAATTAACGGGGTGTCTACGCTAGTTAACCTAGCGGCCCCACTGGATAATCTGCGCTAATCTCAAATACCCTTCTAGTTTTCTTTGAGATAACTCTTTTTTAGTTTTTTTTAAATGAATATCCATGTGGGAAAACATCACCTCTTTCTGTAATAGCGTTATGATTTTTCTTCGTAATTCTTATTTTTCATTTTTAACAACCTATTCTCTTCTTCTAATTCAGTAATTCTATCTTGCATTTTAACAATCATTTCTCTCTGTTCTTTGATCATTTCAGTATAATCATTTTCATTTAAATTCAACTGTTCCATTATACTTCGATTGCTTATATCGGCTACTTGTTTCATACCAGCAGCGGTTTCAATATCAAATAAATTAATTTCGGCAGCTTCTAGTCCAATCTCATGTAATTGTTTGATAATTCCTGATAATGTTCCTGCGCCTTTGGATTTATTATTATTGTAATTGACCGAAATGCCATTATCTTTTGCAAGGGCTAAGATTGACTTAAGCATTTTTTCTTTTGCTTCAAATAAAGATTTAATATTTCCAATATTGTTAGTTACATCATTAACTGTCTGTGTTACCCGAGTTAATGCATGATTAATTTTGTCAATTTGATTAAATGTTTTTACAATTTCAATTACAGCGGGAAGTTTAAAACTATCTTCAAGTGTACTTTCATCAAGGAAATCAACTAATTTATTATATAAATGACGCCTATCAGATTCATGTTCTGTTTCAAAAGGATCATAACCTACTTGTCTAATTACATCTTCTTTATTCCTTAAATCTTCAGGCGACATTTCAGTTCTAAGAAAATCATCTGATTGATTAATATTATTAGTTTCGTAAATTGTACTATTGTTATTTATTCCGTCATTAGTATCCACATGAGTTAATTCCCTATATTTTTCATTTAAATTAAGTGTTTTCATATACATACCAAAAGGATTTTTATTTTGCTTTTTCCCTTCTTCAAGTGAACGAAGCCACATGTCTACAATAAATGGCCTATTTAATCTCGCCAACATTGCTTTTACCGATTCAGTATTTGAAACATCTACATTATTGTTGATACAATCTTTACATACCGGAACTCGTCCATCAGAATCAAATGGGCTATTGGATAGATAAAAATATTTATCTCTCAATCTACTTTTTCCACAACTTGTACAAATCTTGTAGCTTAAATCTTTCTTTTTTTGTTTTCTCATAAAAACCAACCTTTTATCACATTTTAAAGGTAGTTGGAAATCTGAAAAAGAAAAAACCTGAGTAAATCTCAGGTTTATTATTTCACAGACTTTTATGTTTCTCCCATTAAGGATTTTACATCTAGCTCAAGTTGTTTAGCTCTATCCTGCAAGTACTGAATGTCATTCATTATTGTATTGATATTACAAACATATTGATAAAAATCCCGCAGTACATCTTTTACTTGATTCTTATTTTTGCATTTTTTAATTGACTTATAATATTCATCAATGACATCATCGATATTAATATTTAATTTAGGCATTAGTATAAAATCAATATCATCTGGCTCTTCTGCTAAAAATGAACCCGGTAAATCTTCATATTCATCATATTCATTCATATACCATTCTACCTCCTTCGCTTTTAGGAAGCAGAGGAATTATATAATTCATGCTTTGACAGGGTGGGGTGTTAATCTCTTTTATCCAAACTCTTTTTTCAATTCTTCAAGAATTTCAGCATTCTTTATTATTTGCAATTCAACAATCTTTTCTCCGATTAAAACTACAACTTCGTCATAGAAAATCTCAAAAAGAGAATAAATATCTTCAACTGTTTTACATGATCCTAATAGTGCTACATAATCAGAAATTAATTCTTCTCTTTTTTTATGTACACGATCTTCAAGAAAGATAGTATTGATTCGATTTTTCATACAACATCACATGAAATATTTATAGTATATTCAATTCTACCTTCTGAAGTGAAAATATGCATTTTTTGCATTGGTTCTGAATAATAACGTTTTGATATAGCGTAATCATCTACACCCATAAGGCTACCGTTAGTAATCACTTTAGTGCGTCCATATTCTTTCACAGTATCACTATGTATATGTCCTGCAAAAATGTATCTTGGCACTATTCCTAGTACTTGTGGAAGTGATTTTGCAACGTTTGATATATGGTCTAAATCACCATGTATGTATATATGATAAGGATTAAATTCCTTATCAACAAAATATCCGTCTTCATCACGATAAATTTCAATATTTTTAAACTCACGAAGTCGTGCTTGTAAATACCACGGTATTAAATTTTCAAGATTTTCTTTAAAAATTGACTCATTCTTATTAGCAATTAAACGTGCATGATTACCAATAATATTTATAAATTTTACAACACGAACATGTTTTGAAACTTCAACTATTGCCTCTGCTAATGATTCTGAAACTGTTTGAATTTGTCTTACAACATCTTCGCTTGACTGAACTCTTGTTGATACGTGTATTGCACCAGATAAAAAATCACCTAGCGCTCCAATAGTTAGTGTATCAATATTATGTTTTTCAATATAATAAATCATCATTGATACAAGATGTTGAAGGCGTTGACGAAAAATTTCCGGATTATACTTATTCAAGCTGTTTTCAAAATCAGCAGCGTAATGCCAATCGCTCCAAAGGCAATTTGCTTTTACGTTAGTGTTTGTTTTTAGTATAGGTACAAATTTTAAAGGTTTAGTCTTTTCTAATTCACGAATAGCTAATTGTATTTCATTTTTTAAATGCTCAAATCTTGCTTGCTGTCGAATAATATTATTTATTTCTCTTTTCTGATCTTGTAATCGGTATTTTTCTTTTTGAAATTCTGTAGTTTTATCCTGAATTTCTCTTAAGTATTCATCCGAATTTACTATTTTACGTGTTATAAGATCTTTCCATCGCTGATAACTAGCAAAATCTTTTCGCCATTTTGATTCTGAATAATCTTCGCCTGCTTCAGCATTTAATAGTGTTGTAGCTGTTGTCCAATTTAAACCATATAAGTCAAGGTTTTCGCCTATTCGAATTAAAAAATCGTCTAAACTTTCATCTGGCCTTCTTTTTATATCATTGTAATTCATTGCATCACCTACAATTACAATAGATTCGCACAAAGCTGTGCAACGGTTGACCGTTCGCTTTTCCTAAAGGTAATATGTCCAGAAATACTTTCATGTTTAAGTTTTTCAATAAGATAAATAAGACCATTTGAATACATATCGAGATATGGTGAATCTATTTGTTCTGGATCTCCAAGTAATACCAATTTACTACCTTCACCAATTCGCGTAGCGATTGTCTTGACTTCGTGTGGAGTAAGGTTTTGAGCTTCATCAATTATAAAATATTGATTTGTAATTGAGCGACCACGAATATATGTTAGAGCTTCAACTTGTACTATATCTTCATATCCTGCCAATTTCTTATCAAGTTCGTTGCTACTTTTGCAATCAAATAGAAATTCAAGGTTATCATAAATTGGTTGCATCCAATATCTTAGTTTTTCATCTTTTTCTCCGGGCAAGTATCCTATGTCTCGACCGAGCGGAATAATTGATCGTGCGGCAAGCACTCTCGAATACTGCGTATCATTTAGTGACTGATCAAGTCCGGCCGCAAGTGACAGTAAAGTTTTTCCTGTTCCAGCTTTTCCGATTAAAGTAACGATAGGAACATTTGGATCAAGTAATAATTCAAGTGCCATCATTTGTTCTACATTTTTGTGTATAATGCCAAAGACATTGTTTCTATAATATTTCAATGAAATCAACTTTTTGTTTACTTTTCTAGCGACAGCACTTTTTTTATTTGATCCTTTTAAGACAAAGAAATGGTTTTCAGGACTATGTTTAAAAATATCTAGATCAGTTTGTAAAAATGACTCTTTATAAAACTGATCAATAATTTCATCTTCAACGTAAACTTCAGTATAACCTTTATAAAAACTATCTTGATTAATATCAATTTTATCTTGAATATAATCTTCAGATTTTATTTTTAAAATATCCGATTTAACACGAACTAATATATCTTTTGATACCAATATTGTTTCATAGTTTTCGTCTGTAAACTGCTTAGCAACTGATAAAATTGCATTATCATTTTTATTATCATTGAAAATATTAAAAACTGGTGAATCAACATGATGCATTAAAATTTTCAATCTTCCACCGTTCTTCAACATTACACCATTATGTAAACTACCAGTTTGTCTTAATTTATCTAATTCTCTTGATATATATCTAGCATTTCGGCCCAATTCATCATTTTGTTTCTTAAAATTATCTAGCTCTTCAAGGACTACAGAAGGAATAACTACATAGTTTTTACCAAAAGAATAAAGGGCATTTGGATCATATAGTAGTACATTTGTATCTAGAACGTATATTTTCATTGGCAGCATAACCTTTCGTTAAATATTTTTATTCAAATACTATTCTTCAATTTTTCTGCTGCCTTAAACAAAACATTGCGGGTTGATTCAATATCAATTAACGCTTTGTTTTTAGCTTCCTTTTTTGATAAACCTTCTGCAATTAATTTTTGATAAAGATGAGGATTAATCCCTATCCTACCTTTTCTATTCGTAACTTCAAATGTACCGAATTGTTGAATTTGAACTTTTTCATCTTCTTCAAGCGTCTTTGAAATAATATCAAAAACTGTATTTACAATTACTTTAACCTGTTGTTTTGTGATATCTACTTCATTCTTTGCTTGACGATGAACTTGACTAATTAGTTCGTTCTTATTCATATTTATATATCAAACCCCTTAATTACAAGATAGTGACTCTCCCTTAGAAGGACATTGTAGAAAAAATACAAAAACGTAAAAACTACTATATTTATAGTTCTTTTCATTATGCTGATTTTTCATTAAAAAGTATTAAAATGTTCTATAAATATAGTGTTTTTTAAAATTGTCCACGTTTTTTCCTATATTCACGCTCTTTTATGGATTTATACTGTTTACGAACGTCTTTTTTACAATCATCACAATACTTTTGGTTCTTTCCTTTAACTAAAGTTCTTTTTCCGCAGTTCATACAAACAACTTGATTTTTATAATGTATATCCAAATTGTTCTTTAAATTTTCAACAATAATATCACCAAAACATTCCCAAAGAGTTGTTTTATAACTTGATCTCTTATTTTTATATAAGTATTTAATAATTACGTCTGTAACAAAATAAAGATCTCTGTTACCTACAATTTCATTTTTGATATTCTGATAAAGAAATAATATATTATTATGTTTTTCAATTGGATTTATTAAAAATCTTCGTTTTAAATCTAATTTTTCATATCTATCAATTATTTCATAATCAATTTCTACATTGTTATTTTTCATAAGCATTTTATAATCAAATTTCCCCAAAGTTTTTAAATTAAATCTAATTTGATAATTAGGAATTATTTTTTCCAGCCTATTTACTACACTATTATTGATTGGTTCAACACTTTTTTTCTCATAATCTTTTGCATAAATAAAGAAATAAGGGACTTTTTTGTTAATTAATTTATTTATTCTTTTATTGATTTTCTTTGGTCGTATAGGCTTATAAAGCGTTTTTGCATAATCAATGACAAAATTATTCTCCATGCAAAGCCACTTTATCACATCAAGATCAATATCATCACCATTCCAAATTTTTGTGATATTATTGCTTATAACTCCTATATTGCCTCCAGTATATGCAGCTATTAATCCATGATAAATTGCTTCGTTTGAAATCTGTTCTGCTCCGGCTTTTGCCATTTCATATTGTAAAGGCACAATGTCTTTCATATTTCTTTCTGCTACTTCAATTAGAGTTGGATCTGATACTACAAGTGCTTTGTCTCCATCTTGGTCAAACATAAGAATTTTACTAATAGGGTCATGACAACTTGTATATAATCCCTTTGTGATAAACCATTTTTTAGTTTCATTATTGATTTTATTAACCCTAATTGCATGTTCTCGATACAAATGCGGACTTCTTAAGCAATCGAGTTTATAATAACTTTTAAATAATTCACAAGACACTTCACCATTATTTAATAATCCGATAGGATTTTTGTTTTCTAAAAATAAGAATTCACAAAAAGCATAAAGATCGGGGATGATAAAAGTATATTTGCCGTGTATGTCAAGTTTACCCGCTCTTGCTTCTTTTATTAAGCTTTTCTTTACATCTTTTAAAATTTGCTTACTATACGTATCATGTAAGAGTTCAGGATATATTTCTAAAGCTTTTTGTAAATAATTCTTATTTTTATTTGACGGTTTTACTCCTAAAATTTTTAGCATCGTTCCAATATCTTTTGTTAAATTAATTATATTTTGTTTTGTAATGTAGCTTATCTTTTCTAATTCTTGATCACTAAAATCAATAAGTGTTTGAAGCATTTGATAATTAATCTTCGCATAATCAATTTGATCTTCTTCTTCATTACATATTCCAGCTTGACAATTAAATTGAACAAAGTAATTTTTATATTCATCCCAAGAAGAGTAATATTTCCACATTTTAAATTGGCTTTTAGTAAAAATAATTTCAATCTCGTCTTCTAGGATATCATATTCTTTCCCATAAATGTCTTTTATAACTCCTATACTTTTGTCCTTTAATTCTTTTCTTTTTTCTTTGATAAACCTATCAAAAGGGAAAGGTACAAGTAACCCTTTAATCCAAGGCATCCTAATCATAAAGCTTTTCTTAGAGAGGGATGGTAGAATCATTCCACAACCATCCGTGTGATTAATAAGAATATCCATATCTTTTCTAGTTATTTCATATGTTTTTTCATCAATAAAATCGACTAAACTACGAATAGTCGTTTCCATATCATCGACAATAATAGTTTTATGAATCGGAAAGTTAACCCATTGATCTGTTGCACTATTACAAAGTGCTAAATAGGCAAGAAATTTATTTATATTTACTCCGCCTAATTCATTAATTTTTTCAGTTGTTAATCCACACATTAAAGATTGTTGATGCTTTTTATATACAGATTCC